CAAGTGTGACAAATGCAAAACCATCTATTAAAATAAATTATTCTGGAACTGCAACAAATAATGAATTTTGGATTAATGGATTAACAGTTGGACATATGTCAGAAGAATTTAATAAATATTCTTTGGGTATTCAGTCATCAACACTCACAACATTGTCATTTGTACAAGGATTTACATCACAAAAAGGTTATCCAGCATTAGATTATGGAAATAATCAATATTCTGCATATTATTTAGCAGATGATAAAAAAATGTTTGCGAGAGCATCAACAACACCACTTATTATGGGTTCTGATAAATCAGTATCTTTTGCATATGAAACATCTGGAGCAACCTATCAACCAGCATCTATGATATTTCCAGCATTTGGATTTTTAAATAAAAAAGGTAAGTATAAAGAATATACTTTAGAACTTTGGATGAAACTTAATTATCAAAAATGGTCGCCATTAGATTTAGATGGAGTAACTAGAACAAAAATACTTGGTATTGCTGCAGAAAAGTCTGGTAATGGTTTGTATGTTTCTAATAACAGTTTAATTTTACAACTAGGAGATAAGATAGGGTATCACTATGTTGGATATTGGAACAGACCAATGCTACTTCAAATTACATATAGTCAAAACTTTATAAAATTATTTGTAAATGGTGAAGAAGCAGTATCAATGTTTTTAGAATCAACAGATTTAGATAGTTTAGCAGCGGCATCATCAAATGGAGACTGGTTGGCAATAGGCTCCGAATCACAGCAAATTCAAATAGATTCAGTATCAATATATCCTTATCAATTTTCAAACACACAAGCATTAGTAAATTTTGTAAGCGGTATTGCAACTAGAATACCAGAAGACATAAATTCTCAATATGGTTCATCAACAGTAGCCATTGACTATACAAAAGCAAATTATTCAAATGATTATAATTATCCAGAAAGTGGAAAATGGAAATATGGAATATTAAACAATTTTGTAGAAAAAAACAATGCATTGTCTTCTCCAACATATTCTTTACCTAATTTTGTTTTTACATATACAACAGACCCAACATTATCGATTAGTCAATTAGCAGGGGTAAATTCTGCAATAACAACTGCCAATGAATTTAGTTTAAAAGCAGGTCTAAATCAATATGATAAAACATATCTACGATTTGATTCATTAAATGTTCTTAATGAAATAGTTAAAGGTGTGCATGCAATATTAAAAGCACCTTCATCAGCAACAGAAAAAATTATATTTAAGTTTGTAAATAAGAACACAGAAAATTATTTAAAGATAACAACACAAAATGACAATATCTATTATAAATATAGCAGTGATGGCGGTATTAACGAAACAACTATTTCAGCAGCAACAACAAGTATAACTAGAGATGCAAATAACGTATTTTTTGTTGGAATTGATTTAGATAAATTTGCCAATACCTATTCTTCTTTAAATCTAAATAGTTTGTTATTTTCAAACCAAGATGATATTGTGGTTTACTTTGGTGGAGACCAGACTACAACAAATACATATTTTTATGAAGAATCAATTGTAAGAATATCATTTGATAATGAACGCAATCTTAAGAATTTTTCTTCTCAAATAAATACAAATGGAACCTTTATTCCTTTACCAGCAATTTCTTGGTTATCAAAATATGACAATCTTTCAAGTTATTCATTAATGTTTAATAAAAATCTTGGATTTGATATTGGTACAGCATGTTATTGGCAAGATTATATTCCATTAACATTACTTGCTAAAAATGTTCTTGATGGTTCTGGAAATCAGGTATACAACTTATCATTCTTGCAATATAATATTGATTATACAAAAAATATTTTATCTTCTGGAACTGGAACATCCTATTCAATAACAGATGGTTCTGGTTTAAATAACTATATAACTTTTCAAGACATTACAACTTCTACAGGTCCAAATCTAGACCTATCATCATTTACAACAACGGTAGCCTTAAATTCAAATAATACAATTGTCCCATCAGCAGGTTGGGCTACAACTAAATATGAAATTAATGATAGAACAATAGTTTATTTGCCTTCTGGAATAGACTTTACCAAATATGCAATTGTTGTTCATTTAGATATAAATCTTCCAACATCTGTAATGAATCCAGTTAAAATTAAATATTTACAGTTTGCATCTCAGGCTTTAAATACTGGAACATCACTAAAAAATCAATTAGGAAGTAAAACTGGAACAACAATTACGCCATATTACTATAATGGAACTACATATGACTATACTCAGAAAAATCCATTCCTTATTGATAAACAAACTAGTTCTTATTTAAATCTAACTCCACAATCTGGTATAAAACTAGTTGGAGATTTTCCAAATAGTCCAAGTGAACGTGGATTCTATGTTTCAATTAATGAAAAGGCAAGTGCAAACTATACTTTAAGCGGAATGCAAATGTTTATAAATTATCAATTTCCATTTACAAAAAATACTTCAACATCAAATTACTTAGAATACCCAACACTTGGAACTATATTTTCAATACAAACAAGAACAAAAACAATAGATTTTGTGATGGAAGCATTAGACAAGACACCAACACTATCCAGTTCTCTGATAGCCTCAAACTCACAAAGAGTTAGATTGTATGCTAAAACAAACTATTCCTATTCAGCAGATATGATTGACGAAAATGTTTATTTCTATTGGAATGGAGAACTTGTAAAAGAGGCAACCATGACCTTAAACGAATGGGGTATTTTGGGAATCGTATTTATAGAACCATTAGACTTTAATTCATATACAGGAAAACTAGTAGTAAAATCACCTGTATCAATTGATAACATATCATTTTACTCACTATCACAAAGTAGAATTTTAAACAGCAAAATGGTAAGAACCTGGTTCAACGTTCTTAATCCCATTGTCTCTAACAATACCTCAAATGCTCAATATACATGGGCAACCTGGAATAATGCTTCTTCCACTTGGAAAGACCTAACCACAATGGGAGATAAGTCTAATCTTCCTATTAGTCTTTCTCAAATATATGATACTTATGCTGGTGTGTCAAAAACAAATGTATCAAATAATGAAAGCACTTCTGGATTAACAATATCTGGTAAACACGGAGAAGTTTTAGTAGGACTAACAAAACAATCAAGCATATATAGTACCTCATAATGTGGTATACTAGTGGTTATGGATATTGATACTACAAAAGATATTGGTCAGGTAATGCCCAATCAAATCGGCAAAACAAAGGTTTCTGTCGTAAAAGAACCATTTTCTAATTATGGTATTTATGTTTGGCAGTTGCCAAATGGTAAAATTTTTACAGATGACGAGGGTAATGCCCTGTGCATTGATTCAATGCGTGATGACCAATCAAGAATAAACCTTTTACAGAATGAGGCTTCATGGCTAGGTCAGCCAGTTGGCAGACCATTATTTTTTGCTAATGTTCGCAAGGTATCAGATGAAGAGTACAGTGAGCAGATTGACCGTATGGCTCAAGGATACATTCCTTCTGAAACAGACCTTGGTGCAATCATTGATGCTAAAAAGACATTTGACCAATTTGGAAGTGATGATTAATGAGTTATTATGAGTATGCTAATACTCCTGCTCGTTTAGATGAAGCACAAGAAATCAAAAATGAATTTGAAGACCTTGACCCTTTTATTAAGTCTTGGGATGAAATTAAATCATTTAGTGGAATGAACACTAACTTTAAACGCAGAAGTGCAAGAATGTCTAAGGCTCTTGGAGATGATTCATACCTAGAATCTGCAGGAGCAGTTCAAACTGGTATTAATGGAGCACGTTCAAATGCCATTAATCCTGGTGTAGTATTTCGTAACGCCTATGGACTATTCGATGTAATTACCCCACCATATAACCCATATGAACTAGCAAGTTATTACGATACTTCATTTGCTAACCATGCTGCTATTGATGCAAAGGTTGAAAATACTGTTGGTCTTGGATATGATTTCGTTGTTTCTGATAAAACCAGTTTAAAATTAGAGGCTGCAACCGCAGACCAAATGGCTCGTGCTCGCAAGAGAATTGAAAGACTTAAAATTCAATTGAAAGATTGGCTAGAAAGCCTAAATCAAGATGAATCGTTTACATCTGTACTTGAAAAAGTATTTACAGATGTTCATACAATGGGTAACGGATATCTTGAAGTTGGCAGAACAATTACAGGAGAAATTGGATATATTGGTCATATTCCTGCTGCTACCATGCGTGTACGCAGACTTCGTGATGGCTATGTTCAAATTATTGCTAACAAAGTTGTTTATTTCCGTAATTTTGGAGCAAAGAATGTAAACTACATTACTGATGACCCAAGACCAAATGAGATTATTCACATTAAGGAATACTCTCCACTAAATACTTTTTATGGTGTTCCAGATGTGGTGGCTGCCATGCCAGCATTGGTTGGAGATGCTTTAGCAACACAATATAACATTGAGTATTTTAATAATAAGGCTGTACCTCGTTACATCGTTACTTTAAAGGGTGCTCAATTGACACAAGAAGCAGAAGATAAGTTATTCCGTTTTTTGCAAACTGGTCTAAAAGGACAGTCACATCGAACTCTTTATATTCCACTTCCAGGAGATTCAGAAACTAATAAAGTAGAGTTTAAGATGGAGCCTATTGAGGCTGGAGTTCAAGAAGGTTCATTTACAAAATATCGTGAGCAAAACCGTGATGATATTTTAGTAGCACACCAGGTTCCATTATCAAAACTTGGTGGTAGTAGTTCATCAACAATTGCTGACTCACTAGCACAAGACCGCACATTTAAAGAGCAGGTAGCAAGACCAGCACAACGCAATCTTGAAAAAATTCTAAACAAAATTATCCGTGAAAAGACAGATATTCTAGAATTTAAGTTCAATGAACTTACTCTTACTGATGAATTGGCTCAGTCACAGATTCTTACTAACTATGTAAAAAACCAGATTATGGTTCCTAACGAGGCTCGTGAATTACTTAATTTGCCAGAACGTGAAGAAAGCGATTCAATGATTCAGCCTACTGCTAGACAGGCTGCAGACTCTAACGCCAATAACGCACAAAATAGAACTCGTGATGGAGAGCGTCAGCAAGCACAGGCTGATAACACAGCAACCACTCAAGGCAGAAATCCAAAGGGTGAAGGGAGACGCTCCTCTTAAAAAAGTGGTATAATAACAATTACATAACACTTTCATAAAAAGGGGCTATAATTAGTAGTATGAGTATTCAGAAGGCACATTTTGACATTGACGGAAATAATGTCCGCATATCCATGCCTCTTACAAAAGTAGATACAGAACGTAGAATCGTTTCTGGTTTTGCTACGCTTGATAACATTGACAAGCAGAATGATATCGTTACCCCAGAAGCATCATTGAACGCCTTCTCTAAATTCCGTGGTAACATTCGTGAAATGCATCAGCCAAAAGCAGTAGGTAAAATGGTAGCCTTTAAAGAAGACAAGTATTTTGACCCAGAGACAAAGAAGTTTTATCAGGGTATTTATGTGTCAGCCTATATTTCCAAGGGTGCACAAGATGCATGGGAAAAAGTAATTGATGGAACATATACAGGTTTCTCAATTGGTGGCAAAATGAATAAATGGGATGATGCATATGACGAAAAAATGGATGCTGCTATCCGCATTATCAAGGATTACGATTTGGTTGAACTTTCATTGGTGGATAGTCCAGCAAATCAGTTTGCCAATATTCTTTCTGTTGAGAAAGTAGATGGCGTTGATACTGTAGTTGGCGAAGGTACAGAAACAGTTCTAGAAAATGTATTCTGGGACAAAGAATCAGGATTAGTAACAATCACAGAAGAAGAATCTGCAATTAGTCCAATTAATGGAAACACAATGCAGAACATAGGTTTTGTTGA